CGCTCCATCTGATCGGCGAGCACTCTAATGGCAAGGCATAAGCCCTGACAATAGAGGCAGCCCGGGTCGGCATAACTGATGATGCTCGGGCAATCGCTTTCTGCGCGGACCGCATGGCTTTGGGCACTGGCTTGCGTTGGGCAGGTGGGGCACGGAGCCGAACCATCTTGTTCTGCTTGCTGGACTTGTGGCTGGCGGCACTGTGGTTGGACCTCTTGTGTCCTTTCCGGGGCCGCCGGCGCTTTCCGTCCTTTTGAGGCATTGATGCTTTGGCTGCGTAATAACGTTGTGAATGTTCTAACGTAAGTCTCGTGGACTGTGCGGCAGTTGTGGTGGTACTTGCAGAGTAAACTTTCTGAGTGTTTCTCATCATCAGTAGTTCCTGCGGCTGAAAAGCCCGGACACAACCCGCACGTGCGGCGCGACCTGGAGGGTTGGATCGCGCCGCGGGACCGCCGAGGCGGTCAGCAGTCAGCGAGATCCACGGCCAGTATCCGGTCAATCACAGGATGGGAGAATACCCCGGGCAATGACTGCACTAGGGTGAGGAGAGATTTCTCACAATCCTGGACCTCTTCACGGGTAAGGCCGTACACGAGCGTTAAAAACCTCCAGGTGTCACTGTTGGGGCGGGTGGCCACGCGAACTGTAGGAACAGGCTTGATCCTAAAGTCGTCAGGTAGCTGCATATTTACGCCCTCGAGACAATTCAGCGTGGCCTTAAAGACCGCGCGGGAGACCGGCATGTGGGAGTTAATAAGAAACTCCATGAATGCCTTGCCCTTCATCCAGCTGGCGTTAGCGGCGGTGGGAATGCGCTGCCAACCGGATTTGTAGAGCATTCGACCGGCCTGAGATGCCCACCGCAATTCGGGGACCCACTTGCCCTGACGGTAAACCGACGTTGGGACGGGCCGCCGGCCGAGAAACACCGCCTGCAAGATGTGGTCAAAAACCGCGACCTTGGCAGTGAAACCACCACGTGCCGCGAATTGTGCCGCATGGACACTGTGAACCACGAGTGCAGCAGGAAGCACACTGCACTGATCATCACCGACAATGGCTATACGAGCTGTCAAGGCAAAATCCCGCACCATGGCCTCCGGCATGTCCAGCATCTCGGCGACCGAGCCGGTGCCGCCGCACAGCACGAGGTGAGCGGACAGCCAGCCCAAAAACGTCAAAGCAGAATTGATGACAAAATTGACCAGTGCGGTGTCGTCACGCCCAGAGGCATTGATGTGGCCGGGCTTCATGCGAATCTTCTTGCCACACGGAAGCTTCGTGACCAGGGTGGGCTTGGCCCAAGCACGCCACAACGCCGACACGCGCCCATGCCGGGGAAAGCCCAAGTGCTGGTAGACCCGCCGAGCAAAGTTGAACGCGTCTTCACTGAAAGAGGAGTCCATCATGGTGAAGTCGGTGCACACCACCTTGGTCTGGCCGAACATCTTGGGCAACGGCGGGAGCACGTGC